CTTCAAGACTACATACATGGAGTCAACGGCGCGAGGCAGCCGCATCAACTCATCTTGCGGTAATTTTAGACTCGCACCATAGTCGCTGAGACGCATCTCCAAATGCACCAGCTCAAATCTGCTGCCATTCCATCCCAAATACCACGCCCAATCGCAGTAGTACACCCAAGACTTCTCGTTAAACGCACGCATATGGGTCGGGTCTTGCCACGCGCCATAGCTCAAGTCGTAGGGTACATGGATGTGCATCTCGCCGCCATCCACCAATAAGTCGCGGCAGTTGGTCATTGCGCTGACTAGATCAGGCAAATGCTCAAGCACATCATTGGCAATGATCTTGGCAAAGCGCATATCGGTGTCCAATGGCTTGCAGATATCCACCACCCAATCGGCGCCAACATCTGCGCGAATGTCAGCATTCACGCAATCTTCGCGGCGGTCTTTGCCAGAACCGAGATTAAGAGTTAAACCAGACGGCTGCATATTGAGGTCTATTCTTTCTTATCCAAGGCACTGCCTGCTGGGTCAGTCGGTTGCCGTCCATACCAATAGTCTGACTGCCAATGTGGTGGACATAGGATCGCGACAAATAATGGTGGAAACCAGCGGCACGCAAGTCTTCGCAATGCACATCATCCGAGTACCAATTCAATGGCGGGAACTTGAAGCAGTCCCAAGCATCTTTCCCAATCCAGCCAAAGATGGGACTTAGCACCTCCATCGGCACAATGGCATCCTCATAGGGGTACTTGAAGTAGTGCAACTGCTGATCAAAGGGATTGCTCCGCACATTCTGCACAGGACGCGCCGCGTCACACCGCGCTGACACCCATCCCACTGGCTCGCCAGTTTCGTGTATCAATTGAGATACATCCTCCATCAGATAGCGGTAGCTGGTGGGGGTCAGCACAATGTCATCATTGGCGCAGATCACTGAGCCAAAGCCATCGTTAAAGGCGCGATCAATGACATCGTTGTAGTCATCACCGAAATTGTGCGGCGCACCAAAGATCTTCAGATCAGCGTCATAGCCGCCAATAATGGACTCGGGTCCGCGCAAATAGACAGGCACTTCGGGACAATACTCGGCAATGCTTGTGAGCATCACCCGCAAACCTTTGCCGTGTACTGTGCTGATGCAAATCGGTGAGATCACTTCTTTGGCTTTGGCTTCTTGGCAGTCTTTGCGGCCAACTTGAAGTCAGCAGCAGACGGCGCGGCCTTGCTGCCAACCTTGTTCATCTTCTCGCCGCTGCCTTTGGCTATCCGAGCCTGTTTTGCATTGATGTTGGCATAGAGGCCAGGCTTAGTCTTCATTTTTTGTTCCAATCTTGATTGTGAGTAAGGATCGGCCATCATCAGAATCGCTCTCTTCCTCATTTTCTTCCACCACCCAAGCTGAACAAGTACGGCTGGACGCGCACTTGAAATCAAAAATTTCGCAATAACCCAAGTCGCCAGCGTCAATCATTGCCCATGGGTCGCCCTCTTCGCCAATACCTTTGGCAATGCACTCAAGCATCGAGTCATCCTGATTGAACGCGGCGCAGTTACCGCAAACGCTCATCTTCGCCTCTTCGGGATCAACTTCCCACTCACGCGCCATCTCCATCCAAAACTGCTTGTTGGGCAGCTTTGGATTCTCTGGACCATAGTTCGCAGAGTTAATCGCCTTGGCGCGATTCTTCAGATTTAACGTGATATCTTGCGTTGCCATGGGACAGCTCTCTTCGCCGCCCTCATAACCCTCGTCCTGATCCATGGCTTGATCCATGGTGCGTTTTAAGGTTGCCATTACTTCATCCCCTTTGATTTCATGTTCTTGGCTGTACGGCTGCCGCGCATAGGCAGCTTCGCCTCAGACATTGCGATCGCAATCGCCTGCTTCGGGTTCTTGACAACTTTGCCGCCTTTGCCGCTGTGCAATGTGCCTGCCTTGTACTCGCCCATCACCTTGCCAACTTTCTTGGCTGCTTTGGTCATCTTCATTTGAATACCCCTTTAAAAACAATTAACGAATTATGCAACCCTTGAGAGGTTTCTTTTCAACGGCTGGCTCCACTTGGTGCTGGCCTTGGACCCCATCATGCCAATCACCGCATCTGATGCGAATGTCAAGCAAAACGCATCAGCCTTGTCAGGCGAGGCCAAGCCGCGCTTCTTGATATCGTCCTTGCTCTCAATCTGAATCTTGCCGTTGCTTGTAAACATATACCTGACAGTCGCCAACTCAGCCACCAGCAGCTCATCTTTGGGCAACCGACAGTCCCTCTGCTCCAACCACGCCTTGGCCTTGTACCAAAGCTCGGCCTTTAAATTCCTGTAAGTACCGCCCATGGCCGGTGACTCCGACACATTGATGCCGCGAGCTGGCAGATTCAACTCTTTGAGCCTATCCACCACGCCAGCACCCAATCCAATGGAGTCCACCAATATTTCCTCTGGCCTGTCGCTCGGCGCCAACGCCTCAAACTCAGCCACCACCGCACCAGTCAACTGCATCAGGTCCAGATTCTTCCAAGTCTTTATAGGCTCAATCACCGCGTTGCCGCGCCTCTTGCACAGTGCCGATCGGTCAGAGCCAAACCGCGCAACGTCCAATCCCCATACCAGTGGAGCATAAGGTGACGCCTCAACGTCCCGATTCATCGCCAAATCCAGTAGCTCCATGGGAATGACAGTATCTTCATCACTTCTGGGGAATTCACCCAAGACGCGGATGCGGTAGGCGTTGGACTCCTCGCCATACCGCGCTTTCATCTCCTCTATGTATGCTTCGCTCACCCGCGGCGAGTCGGCGCAGCTCACGCGCATGGTGATCCAGTCACCCGCCAATCGATTATGGGTATCAAAGAAGAAACCGCTGGAACGCACAGGGTTGCCAAGCAGTAGCGTGACGGCGTTGTGGCCTGACATCGAACCAGACGCGGCCTCAAACACTTTCTCAGGCACGCCGGACGCCTCGTCAGCCACCAGCATCACGTTGTCGCTGTGGACGCCCTGTAACGCCTCGGGCTGCTCTGCGCGGGAAGTCCTGGCAGAGATGAACGCCTCTTCGTTGGCGTCTTTCACCTCAATGCGGTCCTGCTTCACCTCCAACTGGTCAGCCAGCATGGGGGGCAGCACCTTGACCCAACGCTTGACCTCGGCGAACAAGGCGTCATAGAGCTGTGAGCTGGTGGGCGCTGTGACCACCACCTTGACAGGGAAGCGCAGGAATAGATACCAAATCATCGCCCACGCGCTGGCGGTGGACTTACCCACGCCGTGGCCGGACCTGACCGAGATGCGGCGGTTGCCGGCGGCGATGTGGTTTAGGAACTCCACTTGCCACTCATCAGGCTCGGTGTTCAGTACCTCCTTGACAAACAGGACAGGGTTGTTCTTGTAGAGCTTGACGAATTCGACAAAAGGGTTATTCACCACCAAATCATTCGAATTTTTTTTCGGGGGGCGCTTTTGCGCGGTGGGGGGTAGGGGGGTGGGGGTCGGGTTGCTCATGGCGATATGTGTTTAGGTGCAGCTACAGCCGCCCCCGCCGCCGCGAGCAAGGGGGGGGTCGCCGCCGCCGCGCCAGCCACGGCCACGCGCTGGCGGCCAGTAAACGGCTGCAAAGTTATCCACAGGTCGATTTGTCTGTAAGTCATTGATTCATATGCTTTCTTACATTAACCTTACATAATCGGTTTAATACAATCACTATTATGTTAACTATATTGTGGATAACTCGGTCTGTTTTGCTTAATAAACAAGCAATTTGCGGTTGTCCACAGGGCAATGTGTACATCATTGGCTTTTTTCTGTGGATAAGTCATCGATCACCTCAACGTGGCGCAGTGCGGCCATGCGTAGGTCTTGCACGTTGATGTTGATTTGTTGCGCCTTTTGTAAGCCATAAGTCTTCTGATCCCATCGCTCGGCCAGCCACTGGCGAGTGCGGATGCGCTGGACATCGCGCTGCGGATTGCTGTCAGCCATGCTGTCTGCAATGGTCATTGTCTCCACCGCCAGCTTATCGGCTGCTTTCGCGCGCGCACGCGCAATTATATTGGGATCAGCGTCCTCAATCCATTGCTCTAGCGCCCTGCGCCCGATGCCAAGCTCGTAGCAAATCATGGTCTGTGACTTGCCTGCCTCAAACATCGACACAATCATGTCATCTGGCAGCTCTTCCAGCAACTCCATGTCTTTGCGAAACTTAGGTCTTCCGGCCATCTCTAAACCTTTCTGCCTGTTCGGAATTGAACTTGTATTCCATCTTGTCATTGTCGCTGAATGTCAGATCGTTTTCAAAGTCATCAAAGCCTGTTGCACCGCCAGGCTTGAACTCTGACGTTGGCTTGAAGCTGGTGAGCTGTGCACTTGGCACAAGCGCCTTGATTTTGATGACTTCCTGCATCCGAGGATCAGCCAGCAATGCTTCTAGTTCCTGCATTGACCAGATGTGGTGATTGGATAAGTCCTGACGCTGAGTCTGAATCGCTACTGCCTCATTGACTGTTCTGACGATCACCATGGTCTGACCATTCTGCATCTCCCACTCAATCCTCGGTATGGATGACGCTGGCTCCAGTCCCTCTTCGGTTGCCCATTGATCCAGCACGTTGTATGCCCTGATCATTCCCGCCACGCTTGAATCGAACTTCGCCCAATCTCTGGCCGCCATCGCCTGATGCAGTCTGCTGTTCTGAATCCAAAATTTCTCCCTCAACTCACTGCTTACTAAAGTAGTCAGTCTATTTTCTCCCCATTTCCTGTCGCTGGCGGCTTTGACCGACTCCAACTCCACCAACTTTGATTGCACATGAATCGTCCAAGCGTCTGCCTTTGGGCTTGGCTGCTCCACCACTGGATGCTTGTTTGGGTTTCTCTTTGTTGCCATGTCATTTCCTCGGTTTCAAATGGTGCATGGGTTACATATCATCGAGTCTTCTAGACTCTCGATTTGTAACTGTAACCATGCAAGCGTCAATTGGTAACATTTGTATCTTGTTTGTAACTTGTAACCTGTATGTTTATCCAGCCTCAAAGTCGCTGCTTTTGAACTGTAACCATACAAAATCGTCCCTGATCGCACCCTCGCCTGACTCAATCAGTCGCTGTTTTGCTCTGTGCCATGCCGTCTTAAACGTGCCTTTATCCTCATCGGTACACCCCATCTTTGACCACAATTCCTGCCTCCACTGCTCCAATCTGATCGCATGGCGTTGTAAACCATCGATGTACTTTGGCGCTCCATGCTCTTTGACCATCTTCTCTAAGCAAAGCATCTCAAGTCGCTGATTTTTTCCTTTTCCAGAGTTCCCTTTGCTGGCCTTTGACGGCTCAATATGCGTGTCATCGGATGACTGCACCGCCAAGCTGACCACTGGATCGCTGAGTCCCAAGCCTGCTGGCCTGATCTCTACCTCCACCATCACAAAGCCAAATCGCTCGTTGTCTGCGCCATCCTTTTGCTTGCTGATGGTGAGTACGCCTTTCATCTGCTCGTCAAAGCGCAGCAGCTCCAGCTCTGTATCTACGGCGCCAAGCAGTGAAGAGTGGCCGCGCAGTCCTTTGGCGGCGTCTTTGCCGCTGTGGTGCAGCACCATCAAGGCGCAGTTGAGGAATTCCTGCACCTTACCCATGGCCGTGATGAATGCACCCATGTCTTCCGAGCTGTTCTCGTTGCCGCCGCCAAAGGCTCTGGCGAGCGTATCCACAATGGCGAGGCTGAACTCCATGCCTGTCTGCTCCACCAGCGTGACCACGGCCATCATGAGCGCGTTGAAGTCCTCTGCGCTGGATCTGAGGTTGAGCTGATGCCTGACTATGTAGATTGGTGCGCCGTCCTCAGTCTGGTGGTGCATCTTGCAGGCTTTGATCCTTGCGCCGATACCGCCAAAGCCCTCGCCGGCCAAGTACAGCACCGCGCCTGTCTGCTTGACCTCTTTCCCCATCCATGTGCGCCCTGTGGCTATGGCCTCGGCAATGTCTAGGGCTATGAAGCTCTTAAAGCTCCCAGGCGGCCCATACAGCGCCGTGAATGATCCTTTCGGTATGACACCCTCAATCAGCCACTCGACTGGCTCATCCTGAATGGTGTCCCAAGATTCAATCTTGATGGTCTTGGTTGGCTTTGGTGCTGGTGCTTCTTTTGGTGGGTCAGGCGCGAACTCATGTGCAATATCTGCCTGTTTCTGTACATGATCCTTGTCTGATGTATAGATTTCGTCAGTTTTTGTACTTGATGCTGTAATTGCCTGTAGTCTTTCGGGTATCGTTACATCATCCACGCTGTTAATCTTTGGCGCTGCCTTGACCAGCGCCGCCAGCTCTGCCCTGCCGCCGCCTGCCTCGATGAACTCATATGCGTCATCGCCCTGCTCTTGCAGTCCAAGGTCGACTACCTTGAGCGCCTTGGCGATGGGCAGTATGGCCTCTGCTGCCTTGCGTGCGTATGACCAGCCTGATAGATCGTTGTCGGGCAGGATCACCACATTGGCGCCAGCGAAATATTCGCTTATCGCCTCGGGCCAATGGCCGGCGCCACTGTGCGCGGTGGTCGCCATCACGCCGAGACTCATCAGCGCGTCCACCGCCTTTTCTCCCTCGGCGAGATAAATTATTCTTCCCGCTGTCTTTGCGTCCAGCAACTCGGGCAGCTTGTAGGGGACTATGCGTGCGTCACCCAATGTCGGGTATCGCTTGCCGTCTGTATCTACTTTGTATAAACGATAGGTCTTGCCTGTCTCACCTACGCGCAATCGGTGCTTGACAAAGACTGTGACGCGGTCCTCGTCTTGGTACTGCCATTCCTGCTGGAACTCGATCTTTGGTAGTGGCTTGATGTTGGCGAGTGGGTCGGGGCGCTCCTCCAGCTCGGGAAGTAACTGCATATCCCTGATGGTTTGGAATACTGACTCCTGAGTGCAGCCACCATGACAATGAAACAATGGCTTGCCCTCGTCATCAATGTGTACGCTGAGACTTGGATTCTTGTCGCCGTTGCCTTTTCCGTGTGACGGAACAGGGCATGACGCCACCCATTGGCCGTTGGCTCTCTTCGCGTTGCCGAGCTGTTTGGCTATTTGTTCTGCTTGCATATTGCCTCTACTTGTTCTATGCGTTGCCCTATCCATGCCATGACAGGTACTGCCATGCTGTTGCCCAATGCTTTGTAGCGTGGACCATCAGGTGTAGGTTTGTTTTTGCTTTTGATGTCGGTGTAACTGTCGGGGAAGCCTTGGAGTCTCTCGCATTCAACAGGGGTGAGTCTGCGAACTGCCATTGGTTGCACTATTGCTGGTGGATGAGCTCCTGCCGCCAATGGATGACATGGGTCACCTGGCTTTGGGTTGTTGCCGTTTTGCGGTGATGTTATTTGCGTGGTGTCAAATGGAATGGGTTGCGCCACACCATGCTGATCTGCTTTGGTGAGGCATGGTGCAACGTCATACATTGGCTCAGTGGCGTTGCCGCCATTCTCAGGTTTACGGCCAATCCAATTGCCTGGTATGCCGTATGCGGGTTGCATCACACCCATGCCTTTATTTGTGCGTGACTGCGCTTCTGCACACAAATTGCCGATAACATCGCCCGTCAAGTTTGTGTTGTCAATGTCAACAGCAATAGGCTGCATCACCAACTGAGCGTTGGCTTTGTCGGGCATACGCTGATCATCTGACTTAGTGGTGATGGTTGCCGCAAGATCGCCGCCGTCCCACCATTGAGGTTTGGCTGGCACTATGTGACCATTAGCAACACTTTGATGCGTTAGCTTTCCTCCTCCGCACTCTGTATCGAGACTGCCTGCAACGCTTGGAATAGTGCTGGCGGCAACTGCTTTCCTCTTTTCTCTGCTCGGCGCAGGATGCCCTTGCAAGCTGTGGCGCTCAAAAAGAACCGCTGCGGCACATCGCCAGTCTCCAAGGTATCCGACAACGAACACACGTTTGCGTCTTTGGGCCACTCCGAAATACTGAGCGTCAAGAACGCGGTATGCGAACCCATACCCGAGTTCCCCCAGCGCCCCGAGGAAGACTCCAAAATCTTTTCCTCTGTTAGATGACAAGACACCAGGGACGTTTTCCCATACAAGCCACTGGGGTTTAAATTTGTCAGCAATGGCAAGATAGGTGAGCATGAGGTTGCCACGCGGGTCATCCAATCCTTTTCGCAGTCCTGCGACTGAGAAAGACTGGCAGGGTGTTCCTCCAACGAGAATATCGACATCTGAGACATTTGTCCATTCCTTAAATTTGGTCATGTCGCCAAGGTTTGGCGTTGATGGGTAATGATGTGCAAGCACTTCTGATGGGAATTTTTCGATTTCCGAATACGCTACTGCCTCCCATCCAAGGGGATGCCATGCTACTGTTGCCGCCTCAATACCACTGCAAAGTGAGAGATATTTCATGTTGTAATTTTTAGAGGAAAAAAAAGCCGAGGCTGTTACACCTCGGCGCGTAGACACTATCAGTTAAAACATTTCGTCATCTTCAATGGCGGCAGCCATCGGCGTCTTAGCTGGCACTGGCTTTGGTGCAGGCATCGGCGCGGGAGCTGGCGCGGGAGGCGCAGCCACTTGCGCGGTGTACTCCTCATCGCTCTGCCCCATACCGGCAGGCTTATCAATCCAACTCACAATTGTGAAGTTGGGGATGCGTGTTGTGCCTTTGCCGATCTTCTCCAACTTGCTGCCGGTGTACTCCAGCACAGGCAACTTGCCTGCATTAGCGGCACGCTGTGCGGCGCACTCGGTGTATATTTTCTCCAACCCAAGATTAGGTCCTACACCCGATGAACTCCATTCCGCCGTCCCGAGCGTCTTGTTATACAGGGTCAAAATAAAGCCACGCTTATGATTTGGCGATGGCTGTGGACCTTTCTTGCCAAGCTCAGAATCAGCTTGCCAATCGCGTACACCGACACCCAACTCAAGCCAACCAGTTTTGACACCATCAATGTCAAAGACTACTTTGCTTAATTGGATTTCTTCGCCGAGGCTGTTTGTCCAAGCATTTGCCTGTGGACTGAATCGGATGTAATTACCATTACCACCACCAGAGGATAAATTTAACATTTTGCGTTTCGCTTTCAAAAGTTACAGGGTTTGCATTATTGACTCAGACTGCGATCTCTCGCAAGGGTGAGTCCACTCGATACCTTGGCCGTCAATGCGTCCAAGATAACTCTTTGTTCCTTTGGCAGCAACTTTTCTGCCGCCGTAGGAGAAATTAGTTCAGTCTCAAATATTTGAGAATCTGTAAGTCCTGCGTCAGTAAGAGCCTGACGCGCTGCTGTCGAATCAATCCATTTGCGAGAGGCGCGTTTGGGTTGGAGCTGCCAGCCTGATAGCACTACACCACCCTCCATCTGCTTGGTGGCGTGATCCTTTACCGCCTCAATGAACTTCTCCACCATCGGTGCGCGGTCCAATATGGCGCCGATCTGTGCAGGCGTAAGAGTCAGCATCACCTCTTTGATGTCTTCTTTCGACATGATGGTGATGTCGGGTTGCGCCGCCACGATATCGAACTGCTCTTTCTGTGCAGAGCAAATATGCTTGGCTGGACACCACTGGCACGCTGACTCTGATGGCGCATAACGCGGCGCGTCACTGACAGCGTCATTGATCGCAGGCAGTAGTACCTCTGTCTCCCACACGCCCAGCTCGTCCACGCTCATGCGGTGTATCCGCTTCTCACCATGGTGCGGCTGGATTATTTGGAGTTCGACTTCTCTTGGCTTGTGGTTGTTGTCCATCAACGCACCAAGTGCGTAGATCTTCATCTGTTCGCTGTCAGCGTCAACGTAGCCACGGCCTGTTTTAAGGTCGGCAATGATTAGCTTCTCCACAGATCTGCCAACAACGTCAGCAGTGCCTTGTAGCGAGAACTGTGGCGTTTGGTAGAGCTTGAAGAGCTGCTCCACCTTGACATGACCAACCTCATCTTGAATCGCCCATATCGCCTGCAAATGCTCCAAGGCAAAGGAGCAATTCTCTTCAGTCATTGTGATTCCCTCCACCACTTGGCCTACAAACTTCATCGGGTCGGTGTCGAGCTGAAAGCAAGTTTCGGCCAGCGCGTGAATGGCAGTACCAATCTTTGCGGCCTCACCACTTTCCTGATAAGGCACAAGCGTTGACAGTCTAGCGCTGGCAGGGCAGGCGATCCAGCGCGATGCGGATGATGGTCTAAGTTTTAAGGGTTGTTGTGTTGCCATGAGTCTCTTTCTATGTGTGAGCTGTTGATTAAGAGTGTGTATGCGATCTGTCGGCATTCGTTGCTGACGGCATGACCTAAGTCTTCGGGGTCCAGCAATCGCTTGATGAAGACGATCTGCTGCTGATTTGCTTTGCGCGAGATCTCCAACTGATTCGCCAAGTAGATGATGTGTTCGCGCATGACGGCACGTTCTTTGTCATCCATGTCAGTCTCCACAGAAGCAGGCAATTGCTTCTTCATTGGGGTCAAACATATCTGTTTGGTTGGCTGCAAACTCAATCATTGACGCATAAGATGGCCTGTCGGAACGGAACACCGCACCGCTTGGCTTGGATGCCAATGCCAATGCCAATGCCTCCATTTTTGCCCACCATATACCACGCTCTGGTTTTTCTGCAATTAGAGATAGCACTTGTGCGCCGCCTTTTAAGAAGCACAAATCACAGTTGCCATGCATGGTCACGCCATTCATGTTTGGCAGCTCAAGATCAAATGATTGGTTGCGCCAAAAGTCACCGACAGTTTCTTTTGTAACGCCAGCAGTTACCAAAGGAATCC